GTGCAGCCGATCAACTGCAAGCGATGCCTTGCCATTTTGAAGGAGACAGGACAATGAAGCTGTATCGAATCGACACCCAAGAGGGTTACCACTACGCCACCGCCAAGTATCTGGAAGAAGCAAAGCAGTCGCTTGCCGAGGATGGATACGAAGACGTGAACGTTGAACGCCTCGACTTTGAGATCAGCAAGGCAGGCATCTTCGACGCGCTGCGTGAAGGAACGGAAGCAGCAGGAGGCCACGGAACAAGTCTGCGGATCTGGGCCGACGGGGAGTGGGTCTGACCACAGGCCGTTGAGGCTTTGAGGCGTGAAGGGGCTACGGCCCCTTTTCTTTTGCGTGCGGAATAAGTCACTGGGGTTATTCCGCATCATTGTTGTGCCGGGTGTGCTAGGGCAAACCCAGAGCCTCAGATCACCCGGCACACTCACCCGGAGCACGGAAACCCTTATCTTTACTACCCTTTCTCTTAATAAGAGAGAGAGAGACAAGTGAGTCAATGTAAAAGGTAATCCATATGAAAACGAAAAAGACATACCCATAGCTGGAGGCTGTCGCTGCCCCCCACTGGTGTGCCCCTAAAAATCCCATCCCATATGGATTGAAAAAAAAGACCGGCACAGGCCACTCACCCGGCAACTTCAATGAAATCAATGACTTAGGTGCTCCGCGGCGTGTCAGCCGTGCCGGGTACCCCGTGGCACACCGATCACGACATAAAAACAATTGCAATTTGTATTCACAACCTGCACTTGTTTGTCGCATAATGCGTGGCGTAACTAATTGAAATGCAAGGCATTTGTATGGCAAACGAGAAAGAGATCAACCTCGACGAGCTGTATCACTTGGCTGAGATCGGGCTGACCGAGGCGCAGATGGCAGCGAGCCTTGGGGTGAGCACGCCGACATTCGAGAGGCGCAAGAAGGTTGACCAACAATTCTTGAGCACATTAAAGGCCGGGAAGGCCGCTGGAATCAGCGCCGTCACCAATGCGCTGCACAAGGGCGCTGTGGAGGGCGACAAGACCGCGGCGCAGATCTTCTTCCTGAAGAACCGTGGCGGCTGGACAGACCGGCAGGAGGTCGATGTGAGCGGCTCAGTGGGCGTAGACGTGCAGCTCGATGCGGCCATCGAGGCGCTGAAGGATGCCGGTATCGATCCATCGAAGCTGTGATGCGGTTGTCAGGTATAACCCATCGCCTAGGTATGACGCGGGCTAACGGGCACCGGGGTACAGTTACTACTGTACCGCGTCATCGGAGCTAGAAAAACGTCAATGAAATCAATGACTTACGATTTCGGAGTGGGTCGGATTCTGAGGCGTCAAGGCCGGTCAAACCCGCTTCGCAAATCTGGGACTCCGGGTGTGGGTGGGTACGGGTGGCATATCGAGTTACACATTGAGGGCAATCTGTGACAGCAAGCACTTCAAAAAAAGCGGTTCGCAAAAAAGGGACTCCTGAACTCACAGAAGAGCAGCAGGAAAAAGCGGCAGAGATAGCCAAGGCCATCGCTGTGGTCAAAGAGCACAAACGAACCCACCGCTTGGATCACTTCAAGCCCTACCCTTGGCAGAAGAAATTCTACAAGGCCGGAAACGAGAACAAGCAGCGCCTGCTGATGGCGGCAAACCGAGTCGGCAAGACCGCATCGATGGCGGTAGAGGTCGCCTATCACCTGACCGGCGAATACCCGGAGTGGTGGAACGGCATCCGATTCAAAAAACCGACCTCTATCTGGTGCCTAGGGGTGTCAGGAGAGCAGCTCCGCGATGTGCTCGTGAAGGAGCTGTTTGGCGCGTACTTAGGCGAGGGCAAGTTCGACGGCAATGGGTTGATTCGGCAGGATCAGGTCTATCAGGTCACACCGGCCATGGGCACGCCACGCCTCCCGCGTGATGTCGCGGTCAGATACGCCACCGGCAACACGTCGCTAGTCAGCTTCAAGTCCTATACGCAGGGCCAACACGTCCTGATGGGCAGCTCCCAAGATTTCATCTGGATCGACGAGGAGCCGGTAGATCCGACGATCTACCCCCAGTGCCTGACACGAACCGCTACGGGTAATGGTGGTGAGGGCGGGTACGTCACGATGACATTCACGCCAGAAAACGGCGTCACCGAGCTGGTTGCCCAGTTCATGGATAACCGGCAACAGGGGCAGCACTTAGCTAACGCGACTTGGGACGATGCAAAGCACCTAAACAAAGAGACCAAGGAGCAGCTACTGGCTGCGATCCCGGAGTATCAAAGGGATATGCGCTCCAAGGGCATCCCGGTGCTTGGCGAGGGCATGGTGTTCGCGCTCTCAGAGGAGGTTGTTAAGTGCGATCCCTTCGAGATCCCGGGCCACTTCAAGAAACTGGCGGCCATCGACTTTGGTATCACCCACCCCACCTGCGTGGTCTGGACGGCGTTCAACCCGGACACGGATACGATTTTTGTGTACGACATTTACAAGAAAGAGGGCGAGATCCCGGCGGTACACGCCTCGGCCATCAAGTCACGAGGGAAAACCATCCCCATGATTTACCCCCACGACGGCGACTCCACTGAGAAAGGCTCTGGCAAGACGCTGGCGGAGATGTATGTCGAGGCCGGGGTGCTGATGGTGGGCAAGTTCACCAACCCCGACGGCACGAACTACGTCGAGCCGGGGCTGATGGAGATGCTGGAGCGGTTCCGCACCGGCAGGTTGCAGGTCTTTAGCAACCTATCCCCTTGGTTCGAGGAGTTTCGGCGCTATCACCGCAAGAAGGGAAAAATTCACAAGGAATTCGACGATTTGATGGACGCAACCCGCTACGCGGCCATATCGGTGACCAGATATGGTCAAAACAACGCAGAGCAGCAGCAACTTGGTACAAAAGAAGGATACCTGAGCAATGAATATGACTATTGATGAGCAGGAGCTGCTCTCGACGCTTGAGCGAAACATCGACGCAGCCGACACCTACGCCAACAGCGAGGTAGGCGACCAGAGAGACAAGGGCCACCGCTACTACTATGGCGAGCCGATGGGGAATGAGGTGCGTGGCCGCAGCCAGCACGTCTCCCGGGACGTGTTCGACGCCGTTGAGGCCGTCAAGGCCATGATGCTGGAGACTTTCTCCGCCGACAGGAACATCTGCCGCTTCGATCCGCAGTCGCCGGACGATGTCTTTACCGCCCGGATGGCTACGGCGTGGACTAACTACAACTTCTACCGCCAGAACAACGGCTACAAGATCCTCGCGGACGTAATCCACGACGCGCTGGTGGCAAAAACCGGCGTCGTGAAGCGGTACTGGAAGAAGGACTATCGATACGAGTCCGAGGAGTTCAGCCAGTTCAGCGAGAACGAGTTCGCCATGATGATGTCAGCCCCGGATGTGGAGCTGATGGAGGTGGTTGAGGAGTCGATTGAGGTTGTGGACGAGCAGACCGGCACCGCCTACTCGCAGGTTGCTTTATCTGGCACTACCCGCCGACGTTTTGATGTCAGCAAGGTCTGCGTCGAGACCGTGGAGCCTGAAGACTTCTTGATCAACCCACGCGCCAAGACCGTTCAGGACTCTGACTTCTGCTCGCACCGCATGGCGCGTACCCGGGGAGAGCTGCTGTCCGAGGGCTTCGACCCCGATGTGGTCGCCAAGCTGGATGAGGAGGACATGCTGAAGGAGGATGGATCTATTGGTCGAGACTCAGTCGATAGCTTCCGCCACGACCGCTTCGGCTTGGATGACGCCCGTGACCGCGAGTATGTGACGCTGTACGAGTCCTACATCAAGCGCCACGACCCCGAGATCAACGAGTGCGTTTACTACAAATGCACCCACAGCCGCCGGGTGATGCTGGACATCGAGCTGGTGTCAGAGATGCCGTTCCGCACATTCACGCCCTTCCCGCTCCCGCACCGCTTCTATGGCATGTCGCTGGCCGACCAGCTCTGTGATCTTCAGAAGACTATGTCGAGCCTGAAGCGTGGCGTGGTCGATCACCTGATGCTGACCACCACCAGCCGCTGGGTTGCGAACCTCAGCCTTGTGAAAAACCCACGCGACCTGCTCGATAACCGGGTCGGTGCCGTTGTGGACGTGATGTCACCCAACCCGGAGTCTGTGGTACGTCCCCTGCCCACGCCGCAGCTCAACGGCAATGTCTATACGGCGATTGAGAACTTCGAGCAGGAAAAGGAGCAACGCTCTGGGTCGAGCCGGATGTCCCGCGGCATGGACTCGACAGCGATCAGCAAGCAGAACTCAAGCGACCTGATCAACACCTTCATGAACGCCAGCAACCGGCGGATCATGGTCATGTGCAGGAACTTTGCCGAGAACTTCCTGAAGCCTCTAATGCACGACCTGTACCGGCTCGGCGTGGAGTACGAGAACGAGACCGTGATGCTGCAACTCGATGGCTCGTTCCAGCCCGTAACGCCCTCCGCGCTCGGAGACCGCACCGAGATGACCGTGGCCGTGGCCCTGACCCCGGAGGAGCAGCAGGCAGAGGCCCAGAAGCTGCTGACTCTGGACACCCAGTTCACCTCTAACCCAGCCGATCCAACCGTTGGCGGCCTCTACGGCCAGCAGCAGCGCCACGCCCTGCTCTCCCGGGCCTTCGAGCTTTTGAACATCAAGGACGGCGCATCGTTCCTGCAAGATCCGAACGATCCTCAGTTCCAACAGATGATGCAGCAGCAACAGCAACAGCAGCAACAGATGCAGCAGGAGCAGATGCAGATGCAGCAGCATCAGGCTGAGTTCCAAGCTGACATGCAGTCTCGACAAGTGTCGGTGCTGGAAGGCCAGCTTGAGCTAGACATACTCAAGGAACAGAACAGGACGGTGTTTGACCGACAGAAGCAAGAGCACACCGAAGAAAACGCGGATTCTAAGCTGCTTATGGAGGCAGAGAAGATGAAGCATGACATGGCGATACAAGCCGCCGAGTTAGAGCTGGAACGACAACAAGGGAGGAACGTAAACATTGGCTGATCTATCAAGGTTCAATGACCTGCTTGCCCGGGCGAAGGAGAAAAAGAAACCCAAGCCCGACATCAAGCAGGTCTTTAAGGAATTCGAGGCGTACAGGGCGCAGGCGGCTGCCCCTGTCGCTGAGAAAAGTGAGGGAAGTGAAAAACCCGAAAAACCCAAAAAACCAAAGCAACCCGAAGAGGACTTTTTGAAATGAGCGAAGTAGAAACAATGGAAATGCACGAACTCCAAGGCAAGGCAGACGCGGCCAGCGCGATGATGAACTCGCAGGTGTTCAATGAGGCATTCCGGATGATGAATCAGGGGATAGTTGACCAGATCTTACAGACGCCAGCCGAGGCACCCGAGGAGCGCGAAAGGCTCTACGCGATGTTCAAGGCAGGCCAGATGTTCGTGCAGCAATTTGCTACGTTAATCAACAACTTAGAGTTGCGTAAGCAACAGGATGGTGAGTAGAATGGCGGAAGCAAACATTGATCCGGCAGAGCAACCCACACAAGACTCTTCGGAACAAGACACGATTGATAGATTGACCACGCTGTTGGAGTCCGATCTGGACGAACCAGAGGTTGAGGAGCAATCCGATCAAGAGGCCGATGAGGCCGACATAGTGGAAGCGGAGTTCGAGGAAGCGCCCGAAGAGGATACCGCCGAGGCAGAGGAGGTCGAGGAAGACCCAACCGATGAAGCCGAGGAGGAGGAATCAGAAGAGCTTAGATTCGAGGTCGATGGCGAGAGCCTAAGTGCCGAAGAGCTAAAGCTGGGGTACCTCAGACAAAGCGACTACACCAAGAAGACGCAGGCGGTAGCCGAGCAGCGGAAGGCCTTCGAGGCCCAATCCGAGCAAGCCGAGGCGACCATGAGTGCGTTGATGTCTGCCGCTGGCGCAGACCTCTCCCGTTTTCAGAACGTGGATTGGGAAAAGGCAGCGATAGACAGTCCTGAACAATACAAGCAGGCCAAGGCGGCCTATGAGCAGGCACAGTCCACCTACAACTTAATTAAGGCGCAGGCGGATCAGTTCCAGACTCAGCAACAGCAACAGACCGAGGCGGCCCAGAAAGAGGCCGCAAAAGAAAGTCTGACTGTCCTGAAGACAAATATCCCGAACTGGAACAACGATCTTTATTACAAGATTGGTGAGTACGCTCAAGGTTTAGGTGTCAGCGGTGAGGAGTTCAATAAGGTCTCCGATCACCGATTGATCACCGCGCTGTGGAAGGCCATGCAGTTTGATCAGGCAAAACAGGTAGCGGCTAAAAAGAAAGTGAAGCCGTCTGCCACAAAAACTTTGTCTGGCTCCAAAGCAGACTCGACAAAGGCCGTCGAATCAGAGAGCGCCCGGAAGACCCGGGATCGTCTGAGGAAGACGGGCACTGTTGATGACGCAGCGGCAGCCCTCTTGAATAGGATGAAATAAAATGCCAACAGTATCAGGCACCCTTAAAACTTTTGATCAGGTCGGTAAGCGTGAAGATGTCGAGGACATCATCTATGACATCAGCCCAACCGATACGCCTATGCTCACCAGCATCGGCACCTCAACGGCTGGCGCAACTCTGCACCAGTGGCTGCAAGACTCTCTTGCCCCTGTCGCAACAAACGCCAACGTGGAAGGCGCGGACGCAGGAACGGCCTCTACGGTCACTCAGACTACAAAGACTGCCAACACGCAGATTTTTGACAAGGTCGTGCAGGTATCAGGCACCGCGGAAGCGGTAGGCACCTATGGCCGTACTAGCGATCTGGCTTATGCCATCGCCAAGGCCGGTAAGGAAATCAAGCGCGACATCGAGCACTCGTTTGTTGGCGCAGGACAGGCAGGCACCGCTGGAAACAGCAGCACTGCACGTCAATTGACCTCTGCTGCCAACCAGATCAGCGCGGCTACCACCAACACCGCTGGCTCGAATCGAGCACTCGCAGAGAGCTTGATATTGGACGTGGCACAAAAGGTGTACGAAAAAGGCGGCGACGCTACGCAGATGCAGGTAACACCCTCGCACTCTGTGACGGTTGCAGGCTTCGCCACGGCCTCTGGCCGCCAGCGAGACTTTGGCAGCAGCACGACTGTGGTCAACGCGGTAGACATACTGGTCACGCCATTCGGAACCTTGTCCGTTGTGCCTAACCGTCTGCTCGACGCCAACACGGCTCTGATCCTCGACACCGAGTATTGGTCACGCGCAGTCCTGCGTCCCATGCAGACTGTTGTACTGGCCAAGACCGGGGACAGCGACAAGCGTCAGATGCTGACAGAGCTTACCTTGGTGTGCGAGCACGACGAGGCGAGCGGCAAGATCGACGCACTGACTGCGTAAAGTTTGCTCATCCCTCCCCTGAGCAACGGCGGCCCCTTCGGGGGTCGCCACCCTTTTCTTTTGAGGTGGAAGAATGTCTGAATTGAAGTCCCACATTGTTCACGACGAGATTGAGGACAAGCTGCATGTGGCCCACACGCAGGATATTGCCCCCGTCATCGCCGATAACATTGCACGATCTAATGAAATCGATAAGCACGCCAAGTACGGCGAAACAGAGCGCGTGGCATCTATACCTATGGTCGTAGTAGTCCAGTGGATGCAGGAGGGGATCAACGTCATGAACCCCACCTACGAGGATCAGAAGAAGATCAAGCAGCGCCTTAACTCCCCGGAGTATGCGTACCTAAGAACGCGAGGCGGTAGAATATGAGCCTATCCACATACGACGGCCTTAAGGTCTCGGTAGCCGACTGGCTTAACCGGGAAGACCTGACCAACGTCATACCAGATTTTATTGAGCTTGCGGAGAATCGAATCTTCCACGAGCTTCGAGCGCCGATTAACGAGAAGACAGCAGACCTGACTTTAGGGTCTGACGGCTACGCCACGATCCCCTCCGACTATCTGGAGGTCAAGGATCTGTTCTGGAACTACAACCCTCTGTCTCGCGTATCGCTGACGCAGATACACAGCTACGTCGAGCGAAGCGGCGTAGCGCCGGAGGTTTACGCTAGGGAGCAATCCAAGCTGCTGGTGTACCCAAACCCAACGCAGGTAGCTGGCGACACGCTGCGAATAATTTACTACTTCACCCCAGACAACCTGTCGGCAACCTCCAGCACTAACTCGATCTTTCAGACGGCACCCGAGCTGTATTTGTACGGCACGCTGGTCGAGGCCGCCAACTACTTAGGTAGCGACGGCTCCCGCTGGGAGGGCGCGTACCAGATGGCGATGGGCAGGGCGTTACAGCACGCGAAGACAAGCGAATACTCCGGGGCAACGTCACAGGTTCAATCAGGATACTAGGCTATGGCTTCATTTTTTGAGCACATCGGCACCGATGTACAGGAC